ACAGTTGCCAGATAAGAATGATGAAACGACTAAAGTCATCATTGTTGTTAATGAGAACTTGAGCGTTAGGACCACCTACACCGACGCCTACTGCTTGAGGACCAAAGAAGAAACCTTGTGCTGCTTCTTGGCTAGCATAGGTAGAACCTGTGTCAAAGCTAGCTGTAATTGTCTTGGTTGGGAAGTTGGTAGATTCGTAGAATTTAACACCTTCAAACTGAACACCAGTTGGCATTACAGGTTCGCCAGCTAAGAAATAACCTTGGCCTGCTTGAGGACCTTGGTAGAAACTAGCATTATTAGGCATCATGGGATTGCCAGACATATACATGCCTTGACCAGGATTACCTGAATAACGTGCAATTTCACGGAAGTCAGCATCACGACGCAAGTGCATCATGAATGTAGGATCGCAAATACAACGATACAAACCATCTGAGAAGGTAGGTACGTTACGCTTGCGCATATCTTTAACAACAGTCAACAAATCCGTAGATACATGGAATTGCTGAGCATTAGCTGTATATTGTGCAGTAGTGTAAGAAACACGACCACTAGAATCTTTGGTTAGGCTAGCAGGGAAGTAGTAACCACCTTGTGATGTTGATGCTTTACCATTAGCTTCTGCTTTGGCTAGCTCATCAATAAACACACGATCACGCCAACGGCGATAATCATCAAGAAGTGTAAGGGAACCAATAGACTGGTGGAACATATTCAGATTACCTGTGTCCAGCAACATGCGCTGAGCAGTAATCAGAGTTTCACGAGCAATTTTAAAGGTACTAGGCTGAGTAGGATCAGAAGGATCCGCAGGGCCAGTGTATTCCTTAAGCACCACAAGGACTTTTTCCTTGGTGATGTTACGGCTGTTGGCAGTACCAATGGTTTGATCGGAAATACGTTCGCGGCTATCCTTAGTACCAGGAGTGCCCCAGAATTTGTAGCGATCAAGTTGAACGGTTTGACCAGGCTGACGAGTAAAGTCATGAACCACAACGGGTTCTACGGCCATCTCGCAGATGTAAGCAGGGTGAGGACGGTAAAGTTCTGCACCTAAGATCTTTGGAAAATCGGTATCAATAAACACTTTAGTTTATCCTCCTATATTGCAGGATGTATGGTGAAAAGATTCAGACGTACAACTGTCTTTATCTATGAAAATTTTAGCAGGTACTAATTTAACTATCGTTGATAGTTACTAATACCTGCAGTGCCTGTTGTTTGTTTGTACCGGGCACCTGGCGAATTGCTAGATCCGTAAGATTCGGGATCAATGGGTTGATCGGCAAATCCTGGAATCCCCATAGAACTAGGTATAGCACCAAGGGCAATTCCACCTAATCCAGCTAAACCTGCACCAGCAGGTACTCCAAGCCCTGCTGTTATTTTACCAGTTGTTCGCTCAGCTCTTGGGCCAATTGTTGCTTGTTCTGCCGCAGCAAGAACATCTGCAATTTGCCCTACTGCTTTATTGCGAAATTTAGATTCTTTAGGGACATTAGCGCCGATGTTGCCAACAACATTAGCCATTGGCGTTATAGCTTTTTCTTGCACTTGTTGTGCTATTACTGGAGCATATTTACCCGCTAAACGTGACCCTACTAAGCTAGCGGCACCGCCAAGGGCGCCTGCTGTTCCAGCAAGAATAGACGTTCCTGGATCTTCACCTTGTGAATAGGCATAACCGCCGGTAGCTAAACCAGCGGCTGCAGGGATTCCGTATTTAAGAAGTGGACGCATGGCCTCACTCCATTACAAATAGCTTGTTAGCTACAGTATTAGGTTGAGCTTGGTTGAGAACACGCCAGGCATTTTGAGGATCTCGTGCCATGATCTCATTGAATCCACCCCAGAAGTTTTGGGGTTGTTGTGGAGCAGCAGCATCAGGAGGTGCAGGGAAATTCCCATAACCAGGTACTACTTGCTCTGTGCGATAACCAGGTGTTTCCAATTCGCCCTCACTTTCATATACAGGATAAGGACCTTCAGGACCGAAGAACTTCAAAGTGTAGTCACTCAGTACATCAGGGTTAGTCAGAATTTCGTTATAAGCGAGATTCTCTTGGTGCTCATTCACAGCAAAGTTTGCATAGCCATGCAGTAAACCATTAGCTTTTTGGCCCCATGCAACAGCATTGTCCAACATTGTCTCCAGTTGGAGCGCATAGTTATTTAGGACGGCTGGTGCTTCTACCCCGAACGCGTCGATCACCTCGCGGCTTTCGTTGCTCAGGCCCAGGTAGTCCGCTATTTCGGGCAGTGAGGGACTCGAGGAAGTTTGGGAATAATTGGCTGAGGATTCCTGGTTGGGATACGAGGTCTGCGTCCCCAAGTTGGGCGTAGCTTGGCCGTTGTACGTCTGACCGTAATTGGCCGGGGCGTATGTTGGCGTCGGAGCCGAGGGTTGACCCTGGAACGGGGATTGGACTGGTGCGCTCAGCAGCCCCACCACCTTGTTGAACGCCGATTCCCATGGGCTGTTCTGGGGTGCCGCCGATTGGGATTGGGGGGCGTATTGAGTAGGGCTTGATTGGTAGCTGATAGGCGCTTGTGGCACCGCTTGGGGGTAACTGGTACCCACCTGGTAATTGACCGGTCCCTGGTAGCTCGGTGCTTGAGCTTGAGGCGCTGGTACTGCCACGTAGCTGCTTGGAGCTACTGCGGTTGGTACTTGGCTCATCTGTGGGATCGATTGGACGGTAACGTCCTGCATAACTCATCTCCTTTTGTAATGCTTCTAATGTGCGATACAGATAAGGTGTAAGGTCAAGACGTGGGTCTGCAGCCATCGGTAAATCTGGTGACTGCGGGTGAGGGGTCTGCATCATGCCCCCCACTAATTTTGCAAAGGCTGAGTAAGCACCTTGCAATTCGTTGACCATCCTGAACGGGAATCCCGATAACATCGAGGCCCGCTCCTCATCCGTTTTTGACGGAAAGAGGTACTTCAGTGCTTCAATACTATCAACACCTAATTCTTGGAGGTTACGTACCACGATAGAATTATTTAAAATATCTTGCGTGGAGTCTTCGTAAACAGGACCTAACCACCTCCAAAGCATGGTTAGATCCCCGTCTGGTATTAAGCCCATGACGCCTGTTGGTATGTATTGAGTTTCTACACAAGCCTTCATTATTTGTTTAACTTTCTCTTCAAATCCTTTTAAACTAGCTTCATATAAATCAATTTCTTCTTTAGATGCATTCTCTGATGGTTCTATTGGCTTTTCAATTCCACTAGAAGCAGCTAGTGTATCACGGAATAAACGTTCTTCTTGATAGATAATTAATTCTAGACACCTACAAATACCGTATGTGTAAATAGCATTTGCTTTCTTCTTAGATGTTGCTGATACACGACCAAATAATGATTTATATTCTGTTGCTGTGATACCAGCGGAGATAGAAAGATCGTCTACACCACCTAAAGCTGTTCGTATTTCTTCTCGATACTGACGTGCAAAGTTATTCTGATCTCCAGTGATAGCATCTGGAACAATATAACCAACACGATCATTCGGTTCCAGGTTGGCAATCACCCTAGGTACTCTGATCTGTCCATCCATTCCTCTAGAAAGAGGATCTGATTTAAATCGTGATTGACTTAATGAACCTAATCCAGTAAAACCAGAGTTTGCTGCAATAGAAGGACGTTGAACAGTAGAATCAGACCCTGATTCCATAAGATCTGTCTTAGGTCTTGATGAAAGAAGGGTTGGATTACCAAAGAACTGTACATTCTTACGCATGGTACGTACCATTTCGTCATGCGTAACAATATGATTGGCTAATGCATCAAATTCTCCTACCCCTTCGTTAGAAAAACCTTTGGGACTATTGAAGATTTCTACACAAGGAATGAATCCGAGTGTATTTTTAAATGTTTGAGTACGTCCGGGGACATTATAACTAGGCAAGTCAAAGGACATCTCTCCTTCACTATGCGTTTCTTCGATTACCTTATCTTTAATAGATAATTTGATATATCGCTTGGCTCCCTGTGGACCAGTAATAGCATTACCTGAAATATTAGTAACGTTAATACCATCGCTAAAACCTGATCCTTGTCTTACTTTATAGCTATAGATAATAATTACTTCTTCCAGTTCACCATTAATGCCGTAATAAGAACGGTATTCATGCTGGCGGAAAAAGTAAAGTCGGTAATTAGATTCAGTAGGTCTAATATAAAATAAACCTTGTCCATCACACAAGAAATACTCCCAGATTGAATCTAGGCGTGTATCCATCCTGTTGTATTTGAGTACCCTATCGACAAAATCTTTGCGTTGATTACCAAAATTATCTTGAGAAGGAAAAAATTCTACCCCTTGGCGGATACCAAAGAGTTTCATTTGTGCTACATGGGACGCAACAATACCTGTGTCAATATTTGCTCCGCCATCTTTCTCGATGTAGGAATCAATAATTTCTTTTAGGCGAGAGTTAGCGTCCACAGCTTATTTATTAAAGTTTGGTTTTGTAAAGCTTAGCATCTTTATTAAAGGTTTGCTTGCCTCTCATCGTTTGTTTACGTAGTCTTCAAGAGATGTATTTATTAATAAATCCATTTGGTAAAGAAAATTGATTTAACATTTGTTCGTTGTCCTCAACGTTATCGGGATCCCCTTGAGCAAGAAGCTGCTGGCCTTTAGGGCGCACATTTGCGGGATAGCCTGCACCACGATTAGGAAGATATCCTCCTTGTCCTTTATTTGCATCAGGATAGTATTTAACAGGTGTACTAGGTCCTTGATTTTCTGCTAGTAAAGGATTAGAAAAAGGAGTTTGGAAAGCATTAATATTTTGCCCTCCAAAGAATCCTGCATTACCAAGAGGGGAAGGACCTCCTTGAACTAAAGGAAGATTCACACCTCGTGGCATGATGCCTCTGTTTCTTAACTCTTCGTTCAGTTGTTGATTCTGTTGTGTACCACCTTCGTAAATACCTTTAAGCTGTTCTCCTGCACGTCCTCCTAGTGTTCCCGGTCTTTTATTAATATCAAAACCTGACATGTTAATGCCAGCTAGTAAATTACCAGGTGCCCCTGGAACATTCTGAAATCCACTTACTCGCATCTATCTATCGATCATTGTTTCTATTCTATCAACCTATTCTTCTATTACTTCATATCCTGTTGAATCGTTAAGTTTTGATAAAACTACACCAGAACCTTTAAGTTTCCATTCCAAGGTATCTCCTTCTGTCCAGCCAAGTGCTTCTACTATTTCAACGGGAAACTCAATAAAATAATCTCCGTTGCTGTCTTCTTGAATCTCAAGGGTGTAATTCATTTGGTTACATCTTTTCAATTAGTTTATCAAGTTTAATATTAATCTGTTTAAAATTATCCTGCATTTGTTGCATCTCTCTTAAAAAATCAACCTTAAGAACATACTCAATAGGTAAACGATGATACATGGAATTCAGATCGGCATCGGTGTTGTCCATTCGTTTTTCCACACGAAGGATGCGTTCATGAAAACGGCCTAACAATTTATTCGTCACCCACCCAACACCAGTAACAGCTGGTACCGAAAAGCCAATAATCACCAGCAGGAGTTCGGGTCCCAATGCGTTTGCCTGTTGTTTCTGTTACTATTCTAAGGTCTAGTAATCAAATTGGAGCTTTCCTTTTTTGGCCAATCCATTTACTAGCCATACCAACGCATCCACACAATCATCATGACTACTCACGCCGAAATTTGTGAGTTCCTCGAAGAGATTAGTGAAGTTCCGAAAACGATTAAAGATTATTTTTCGTTCTTCAAACATGCCTATAATCCCCCTAAACCGCGCCAGCTTATCTGCACGGAAACCCTTGACGGGGTGCCAGATCAAGTTGTGCAGACCTTCGTCATTAAGGCAAATCCTCTTAAAGTCGGCTTCGAGAGAGGCTTGATACTGGACGGCTTCTGACCAAACATCACAAGTAGAGAAGGTTGGGAAGTAATTCCCATTGTCATCCTTTCCTATGATTGACCAATCATTAAGTAATTCTTTCATTTCATCTAGCTTTTCTAGATTACCCATGGCCCGTATCCTGCGGTAATCAATAATATGGATACGATCATCAATGCGTCCACCTAGAACCATTACGGTGTAGTCATTCTTTTCTTTAATACCAGCGGATAAATCAACCCCTATTCCAAGTGAATCAAATTCTGTTGCTATCTCGGCTTTTACAATTAGTTCTGGTGCCAAGGATAATTCACCTTGTCTGACTATTTGATTCATGTACTGAAAAGAAAATGCAATAGGTGCCGTTCGTTTTTTTTCCTTTAGGTATTCAAGTGACCACATTTCAGGCCAATAGGAAAGTTCATCTCCTGTTTTAGGATCTTGTTGAATTGCAGACAATACGATCTGTCGCCAATTATTTTGTTCATTAAATGTAGTGGCATGTATATCATCATGTCTAAATCTGGTGCCCAGACATATTGCTCTTCCACCTTCAAACATAGTTGGGGAAATAACTGCGTTCCAGTTATCTTGCATTGCCTTACGTATATCAGGGTTAGCTATATCTGTAGCAGATTTTATACAGTCGTCAATTAAACATAAATGGGATCGCTTGGATGTTACCGAACCTTTGAGACCTGCAGCACAGAGAGTAAACATCTCGTCTCCGATACTTTCTATGCCTGCAAATTTATGGTCCACTGACCAGTATTCATTACTTGTTACGTTCTTAAGAAGTCTTACTGCAGGAAATACTTCTTGATATTTACGACTTTCTATAATACGTTTAATTGCAGCTGACTTAGGACGTGCAATTTCAACAGTATAAGAAAGATAAAGAATTTGTAAAGGTAATTTAGCTGTGGTATGTACACCAATAGCCCATGCAGTAAACAAACCTAAGGTCGTTGACTTTGCCGAATTATGACTAACAATATAATCTTTAGTTAAGAAAGTATGACAGGTGTCAGCTACTTCAATACAACGTACTTTTTCTGTTGTTGATGGACGAATATCTTTAATGCTGCGGCAAGGAAGATACTTGGTGCAAGGAGAATATCTTTGGGCTTTACGGTGTAAGTGAAAAGGTTTAATGCTATCTGGTAATTTGATACCTAAGGTAACTGACGGTGTTGTCGTACGTACACGCTCTTGATGTTTGTTTAGGTATGTATTTAATTGTGACGCACGTTGTGTTGCTATCCCTCCAAGGGATTGAACTAGTTCTGTTACATCTTTAACAAGAGCTGTAGATGTTGTACAAAAAGACACCCCTCCTGTAGATGCAACAGTACCATCTGTGTCTAGCAGCCCTTGTAACAATGCTTCTCGATCAGGTATCGATGCTGTCAAATAAGACTTAGGAATAAACTTATCAATTGATGTTTTACCATAGACCCCAAGTGTTTTTAGGATCTCTCGCACAACACTTGGTTTTCCTCCTGCAAGAACCCCTTTAACATGTGAGATATTATATCCATATTTTGCTACTTTTTTAAAACGATAATCTTCTGGTAATCCTAAGGAACAACGTTCAACAATCTCTGGATCTGCACTACATAAGGAAAGGTTATTGGAACTAAGAGAGCCATCACCAAGCAATGCCCCTAATAAATATGGATCAAGAGGAAGCTCTGTTGCTGGATATTCAACTGGTTGTGTGACAGGAATCTGATAACGAGGATAACCTCTACTGTCTAACCAAGGTGTTTCTCCTGACTCACATGTTGCAGTAACTCTTTGGGTCAGTGCTCCAGGGCGACCATTCCCTTTAATCCCTACTGTTTTTTGTGTACGTATTTCATTAAGCGTCATGCTGCGCCAATCTCCTTTTCCGTCTGTTCCCATTCGTCGAACCTTCCATAGGTGTTGGTCATCACAACGAACAGAAGAACCATCAGTAAAGACGACTTCCCATGTAAAAGATTCTTCGTAATCTGAAATACCTACTACTTCAGTTAATTGCCCGTGTTCAGAAAAAACAATATCACCAACTTGTAGTTCGCCTATGGGTACCCATCCATTAGGAGTAGCTACCGGTGTAGATACAGCTAGTGGTCCGCGGGGACCAAGTAGATCAATATTAGGACCGGCTATACTCTTTAAACAAACGCTATCTTCACCTGTTACAAAGTGTCCGTGCCAGTCTTTGTGATGAGAGGCTGGTGGTTTGTTAGCAACATATTCACAAAAGAAACTAAAATCTTCTCTAGCTTTTTTTACTGCTTCTTGGTTATCAGCTGGTTTAACTGTGTAGTTTTTTGCAGCCGCCCTTGCGTTGCGTCGATACGCAAGATGTAAATATGAGGGCATGCCAAGAAACTAACTAGCTCAAATATAGCTTAAGATTTAGTTTTTTGTTCTTTATATCTACGAGCTTTATCTAAAGCTGCCCTACGTTTTTCTTTGTCTGTCATATTAGAGCCGTCTTCTTTTTTTGCTTCCTTATTCTTGAATATCTCAAGAACTTCAGGGGGCATTGATTTTTTAGACATGTAATTAACGACGTTGCTCTTGAGCGCGTCGCATTAATTCCTGTGCTTCTTCATCTGTATAACGACTAGATCTACCTGGTCCCATGGAGATGCCTCCTTTAACTGGTACATTAAATCCACCAGATGGATTTGCTGCTTCTACGTTAGAGCTATTTGCAAGTTCTCTTAGGCGAGATTCTGCTTCTGCGTTTTGATAATCAGGAGCTAAACCAGGACGATATCCTGCTGGTAAACCTAGTTCGGTCTCGGGAGAACTTGGTTGTGAACGCCTAACATCCTGATTAACTCGATCTTCCATTTGACGGCGCATCATTGCTTCCATCATTGCTTGTTTGCCTGCATCTGCAGTTTTGCCTCCCATTTGGGGAGATTGGTTTCCGGCACCCATAATTACCTCACTTACCCTTAAGGGCGCGTAAACGATCCATCTTGGTCTTCATATCCTCTTTCTTGTCAACAGGCTTTGCAGCGCCTTTAGCAACAGGCTTACCGCCTTTAGGAGGATTGGGTGGGATAGCTTTCTTGCCACCTTTCATCTGTTCTTTCCCCTTGGGGGGTACTTTGCCAGCCATGTCTGATACTTCAGTAATAAACTTATTTTAGTACATTATTCTTCTAATTGCATTCTTGCCCATACACTCATTGCTGCTTCTTTTAAAGGTCCTTCGATTGGATCATCTTTAAATATAAAAGCTAACTCACGTATAGCACGGTCTGCCCCAGCCATCAACAAGCCTTTCCTGTCTTTGTTAGCTGTAAATTGCTCTACTTGGTTAATGGTGCCACGGAGTTCTTTTTCCATTGCTGCAATACGTGCAACGCCTGCTTCTCTCTTTACACCCATATTTTCAATATCATCACGTAATAAACGGATGTCATCTTTCATGTACCCAATTTCATCCAGTAGTATCTGCCTGTGGTCAGGTTTTTGATACTTTTCTTTTATCCATTCTTCACATGCAGTGATGCTACTTAGGTAACCAAGAAAACGTGCATAAAGAAAACATTCAATTGTTGAATAGTTTTCTGAACAAAAAGAACAGAATGACTCATGAGTACCAGGATCTAATCCCTCTACCCACGCATCAAAGACTTCAGTATTTGTAGGCTCCACGGGCCTGGGCAGCGTCCCTGGCTTCGTCGGCTTCACTAAATTTCTGCCTTTGCTCAGCTCCTGTACGCTCTTCACCTGCTTGTTTTCCAATAGTTTCTCTTCCTTCTTTAGCTGTATCTTCTAGTTTCTTTTTAGAAAACTCATAAGCAACACCAGCTGCTTGGCGATATTTGTCAATATCAAACCAATCATCAGTATAAGCTGAATCCAGAGGATCAGTTGTGGTTGTGGTGGTTGCCATGGAACTTATTAGAAATTACTCATCATGCTAGCGAGGCCTTGACTAAAGACATCTCTGCGTCCTTCAACAGATTTTTGACGTTGCTGACGCATTTTAGAACTTTCTAATTTACCTAAAAGAGTTTCAAATTGAGTAAGATCTGCTTTAGGTGTGTACTCACCTTCTGCAAGTTGCTTACGCAATTCTTCATATGTTGTTTGATCAATATCACCTGCGGCAAGAGACTGCTTTAAGCTTGTTAACTGATCTGCGTAAGCCATTTTTTCTGTTTGTACTGAATTAATTATAGCAACTTAATCTTGAAAAGGTATATCAGCTTCTTGTCTAGCTTTTAATGCTTTTAATAATGACTTAAAAGCATTAACATCAAAGTTACTTTGAGGTTTTTCTTGAGTGTCTTTTGGTTGTTCCCTTTCAGTGTTTTCCATAATTAAAAGTTAAATGATCCAACAACACCTTGGAGTAACCCATACGCTTGTTGCTCTCTATTCCTTCTAATATCTCCTTTAATAGTTTGTTCAGTTATTTCTTTTTGTCCCCTAACTCTTATATCTTCTACGTCTTTTTGTCCCGCTACAACTTTTTCAGTTCTTTTTGTTTCTTCTAACTGCGCAAAATCGCTTATTAACTTTTGACCTTTTTGCCTTATGTCTTCTACGTCTATTTGACCTTTTACAGTTTTTCCTGTTCTTTCTGTTTCTTGATCTTGTGCGTATTTACTGATTTCTTTATCAAGATTTCCTTTTAAAGCCGTTAATCCTGAGTTATATAAAAAAGTTTCATAATTATTTTTAGCTTGTTTAGCGCCTTCGATTTCTTCTGCTGAACCAATAAACTCTTTACCAGTAAAAGAAGGTGCTGTAACGCCTATTTGTTTTACGAGATCCTCAGAAAGACCAGGTAAATTCGTAGCTCCAAAATTATATTTATATGTTCCCGTTCTTGTACCAGTGGTGTCTAATACTGGCCCACCATAACGAGCCTCCTGTTCAGCTTCAAAAGCACTGCCAGGGCGTTGTTTTTTGTATTCTGTACTAGCTTGTATGTCTTGTTCTATATCACCAATGGTGCGCCCCAGGGCCATCTGTGATTGTTTTTCTGTTAGTTCATCTGCTGTTGCAGGGCGTCCCACGGTGCGTTGGTAAAGCGCACTTAGTTCTGCTGCACGTTTCTTTGGTGCAAACTGCTGGTATGCGTCAGTTATACCTGTTAATTCATCTGTTGCTGGTGTAAGATCATAGTTAGTGTAATAATCTTGTATTAATTTTTGTGCTGATTCTTCTCCTATTAGACCACTAGATACACGTTGTTTAACATTTGAAATATAAGCTCCCCGTCCGGCTTCTCCGGTAGCTTTACGAGCTGCTTCTTTTTGCGTAATTCTATCTTGTTCAGCTTTTTTCTCAGCTCGTGTTTCAGCTAGGATGTTATTTTGAAAGTCTAATGCACGTTGGTTTTCTGCTCTAGTTTGTGCTGCCTGGTCATTCATCATCATCATCATGACGATGCTACCCATATCCATTCCCATAATTTATCTCCTATACATTTGGTAAGTTAAATTGACCCCACTGGGTCATGGCAGGTAATGCTGCTGCATATCTCCCTGCTAATCTATCCATTCTAGCGGTATCTTCCCTACCTTTTTTAAATAAAGGAGTTTGTTCTTGTTCTTCTCCTAAACGACTCTCTTCTCTTGCCATTGCAAATTGCATTGGCATAAATCGTTGTAAGTCCTCTTCTTTACCTCTACGTTGCAACGCAAAATCCATAGGTGCGTTATATAATGATCCAGCAAGTTGTCCAAATACATTCATTGCCCCTGCAGTAGATCTAGCTGCCCGTGCATCATTAGCTGCTTGCATTGTGCCAAGCATGCCATACATGGCTTGTTCTTTTGCAGACTTACGTTGCTGATTTGCTGATTCTCTATTGGCTTGACCTGTTAAAAAACTACCGCCCAGATTACCTAGAGCGGATATACCCATTGTAATTGGATCAAACATACTACTTCCTCTTGCAGTTGTTCCTGAACTTAATTTACTCCAGTCTCCTAAACCAGAATCTATTATTGAACTACCCCAATCATAAGCCATAGTTAACTAAAATATCTTCGATCAGGTGTGGGTCGTGCAGCAAATACTGGTACATCTTGACGAGGCATAGATGTTATACCTCGTTGATAGGCTTCTGCTGCTCTTACTGGGCCTTGTGCCAGGTAAGCAAGCATCTCTGGACTACCACCAGCAATGCTTGTTTGTACTCCTCTTCCTAATGCACCTATTCCTGCACCTAACATTTCTTGTCCAAATTTACGTTGCGCATTTTTATTAGCTATATCAGCTTGAAATGTACTCATTTCTTTCAGTAATGGAACCAGAGTTTTAAATTCTTCTGCTTGACTTGGTTTACCTTGATTTGCTACATACAACGCCTGTGCTAGCTCACCCATTTTTGAAGGATCAAAAGAACCTTGTCCAAAAGTTCTAGTACCAAACTGTGTTTCAGGTCCAAAAGCAGTTAATAAATCTTTGGCTCCTAATCCCATAGAAGAACCAGCAAGCGGAAAATAATTACTATTGTTTGCCATGATTAACCAAATTGAATATTAGGTGATTGACGATTAGCAAATTGTGCATACGGATTAGTACCTGCAAAAGTACGGGCTAATGCTCCAGCTTCTGCTTGGGCTCCTTTTGCTAAGGCTCCTTGTGTAGCTAACATGCCAAGACGTGCATCTATGTTACCTCCTGTATTCATTAAAGCTTGGGTACGCACCATATCTTTATCTTTAGATTGTTGAATAATTGGATCTAGCCGTTTAGAAAGTTGTATTTGTGTTTCCATACTATGTTGAATGATGTCTTTCATTCCTGCTCTATCTGCCGCACTGTATCCTTTATATAAATCAAGTTGTTGATTACCTATAGCTTTTTGACTCTCAAGATATCGTGCTGTTTCATTTAATGGAATATTAGTACCGGGAATATAAGCAGGGGGTTCAGTTCCTTTTGTCTCTGGTTTATTTCCAGTTTGTTGCCCAGTGATTGCATTTTTAATTCCTTCTGCTCCTCTAGCAAAAACTTCTCCTCCTCCGTATGCTCCTAGTACAGGTGCTACAACCCTAGCTACCTTTCCAAGGGGACCTGGGATATTTTTAACTAATTGTGACATTCCAGCACCACCTAACATGGCTCCTGGGACAGAAGCAATAGCGCCAGTAAGTTGATCTTGCTGAAGTTGATTTATAGTTGAAAAAGCACCTGCCCCTACTGCTCCAGTTCCTCCTATGTTTCTAGTATTAAATCCTCGGTTACGAAGATCTGCTCCAGCGTTGGCAACTGCGCTATAACCTCGCCTTACTTTTTCTTGTCCTAAGACACTGGCAGCTGCCGCTTCAGGCGAAAGTCTGCCTATGTCTGTACCCATTCTATTAGCTAAATAAGCTTGTGCAAATTGTTCTGGAGATACAAGAGCCATTTATTGTTCAGCCTTTTATTTATATAGTTAAATTCTATCAGATATTATCTTGTTGTTGATAATCTGAAAGTCTAGATAACTGTGGTCTATTAGCCGCAGCTATTGTTTCATTTACTACTTGCCCCATAGCAACACCTACGGCTGATCCTATAGCACCTCCCATAATACTGCGGCCTGCAATCTTAGTTATACCAGGGGCGGTTTTAGCACCTATGATTGCACCTGCTGTGCCTGCAGCAAATCCACCAACCATTGGAATAGAAGCAGGAAAACCTAATAAGCGGACTTCAGGAACACCTTGTAAATTTTCTGTTGTTCCTTTAACAATACCAAGATTAAGAAAACCTTTATCATTGTAAAGATGATTTAAATAATTACCATACCGTTCGGGTGTTAGATCAGGAATATCTTGTTTTGCTGTTTCATATTTAAGAGGACGTCCTGTTCTACCTAAGAAAAAACGTTCAAATAACTCTTGTGCTGGTTGAGTTGATTCACGACGATCTTCTGCACCTTCTTCTGCATAAGCTTGCGAATAACCTTTTGGTCTAAATTGTTGTTCTGGATTAGTAATATCATATGTAC